CTATGGTAGTGTTTTTGCTTGCGCAGTGTTTAATTCACGCGCAATTTTTTCCTACCATGGGGAAGAGTCCCCGCTCCACATATGAGATATGTGATGAGGAAAGATGTTCCGGAAATGCCTACATTTTAAATGTTAGGTAGGGCGTTGTGTTCGCGATCTGATAGATTACGACTTTTGTTTTGAGTCGTGTTTCTTTTAATGCGTCATTTGTGACGTATGGTCAGGATCTCCACTCTGTAGGGTGGATCCTATTAGTTCCGCAATGTTTGCGATGCTACAGTGTTTGTAATGATTATTTTTGTGTATTTTCTCTTTGTATAAAGATGTAGTAAGTCAAGTTCATAAGTAGTCCGGCTTGTGATTGATGATAAACCTGATGACAATGTATATACAATTGTAGTTTTTTCATTAAGCTGTGTGTCAGTGTTCCTCCCAATGTTTGGAAGAAGTATGCTTACTTATATTAAGCAGAGTCTTGGTGTTCTTAAATGAAACCCCGCTCCCTTGAGGTTTAATACACCTCAAGCCATCACTAACCCTTACAGGCGTGGTGGGTTGGCTAGTGCTCGGTATGCACACACCTATTGCAGAAAGCTATAGGAACCCATTCTTTAGTTTGGGAAGAGAGATATCCGATAAAAAGGACCTCCACTCTGTGTCTGAGTTAGACAACTGTACACCTAGTAGTGCAATTACTAGCGTACAAAAACAAAATTGCAATGTTACTGTTCCAATTGGCAAAGTTAATGTCAAGTGTAAGTCTAAGAGTAGACTTATAGTACCTCCTGGATCTGAAATATATTTGTCCTCTAATTTTTCTATTAGGATGGATAAAATGTCGTCCAGTGACAAATTGGATCTTGCTGATCATATATTTGTTCCTTCTAAGTCTGAAGTTCGAACTTTTGTATTTTTAGAAGATCCTACCCCTCGTCTTGTCCCGCTAGAGTTGGCGGGTATAGTCGAGCGTCGTCCTAAGCATAAGAGCAAGAAGCGATTTGATGATAAAGGCTGGTTACTTGGGTGTAATCGTTGTTGTCGTCATAAGTCCTTATGCGAAGATTGTGTACAATACTATGCTTCGGAGGAAGTTCCACCGGCTCCGCGCCTGGTTTGCATCGAGACCAATCCTGGTGAAATCGATTTTAGATTCATCTTTAGGGTTGCCGAAGTGTGGCGCGGTTTGATGAGAGTTCATAATTTTGATGACTCTCCTACGTTGGCTTTCTTGCGTAGTATGCGTATTGTTGTTCGAAAGGAATTAGCTATTTTTGATATGAATCGTGATTATAATGATTTTTCTTATCTGCTGGATCTTGATGAACCTGATGCCGCTTTTGAAGCTATTTCAGGTTATCTTTTTACACCTAAACCTTTGCATCCTTTAGATTGGATACCCGTTTTATACATGGGTAGAGTTTATCTAGAAGCTGAATTAGGTTTCGAGTTAACTCTTGAACCTGATCATTTTTTGATGTGGCTTCATGTCGCGGCTCCAGCTTGTAGAGTTCAACTTTTCCACTTGTATCGTGGTATAGTCATTAGAAATCAAGATCTTTTTGAACACTTTTTGATGTCGTGGTACTTTCGTTCTGATCCATTCATGCCGTTGACGGGAGATGGTTGTGTAGAAAGTAACCCAGGTCCTGAGCCTTTTGCTTCTTTGATTAAGCGTGTAGATCCTCATATTTTTGACAAGATTGCTGATTATGTTGGTTATGATTACCTCTATAGGACTTGCGATGATACTCCCAATGGTTGTGAACTTTGCATGAGATGGCGCCATCAGTATGTTGCTGCACAAGCAGCTTTAGAGGTTACGCTTCGACGACCACGATATTTTCAAGCTGATCACGCTCTCCTTTATTTGGATGCTCAGCGTTTTAATGATCGTCTTATAGATTGGGAGTATTTACATTCGGATGATGCTTTTGAGCAACGCGAACTTGATCATGGGTTACACGTGCTCATTAAGTTGTATTGGGGTAGTGGTGTTCCTGGATATGTTACTGACGATTTGCGTGTTACTTTTGAAGATCGGCGGTTTTTTGAGGATTCTTACAATTGGCGCGGTGTTCCATATGTTAATCTTTTTGTGGAATCATTAATTGAGCCATTACCTCCTATACCAATTTTGCAACTTGATGAAGAACATCTTGTGAGCACTATATCGTCTTATCTTTGGAAACAAGACATGCCTAGTTTAACTGGCAATTGGGGTGATGATGATCAGTTGGAAGAAGATATCGCTGTTTTCAAAGAACATAATAGGATTGCCGTAGCCTTATATGATAATTTTGGACCTCCAGAATATCATGCGCATGCTAATAATTTGATTAGTTCTGTCCTTGGCGCTGTTTCTGGTGTCGTCACAGACCCTATTGGCGTAGAAGCTGCATCTCGTAATATATCGGAGGCTGTCAATTCTGCCACCGAATCTATCACTGGTGATGGCATCAAACATGTTCATACAGTTTCTGATGAATTAATGCAACTTTTGAGAAAAATTGGTGATACTATAGATTCTTATTCTAATGTTGATTTTTCCACTTTTATTAAGAAGGCTATAGCTTATATACCAGGTGTTGAGTCGTTATTGGAGTTGTGGGAGAATTCTGTTCATCCGAAATCCAAGTTGATTGCCGCGCATGTCATAATTTCTTCTATGAGTGCTCTGGCTGTCAAGTATGAGTTAGATTGGAGAGGACGTTTGACTATTCTTGCTGTTCAAATAGGTATAGCATGCTATCATGGTGATAGTAGCCTAAAGAAGGCTATAGCCATGATTTATGGCGTTGAGGCGACAGCTAGAGTTATGCTTCAGTTACCTCTCCTTATTCAAACTTGGTTGTCCGATCCAGATGGTGATTATGAAGCTCATGCCAATCCCTTACTTGATCAACTTACGTGTTCAGCTAAACACGTTGTACCAGTATTTGCAAAATCAGTAATAGCTGTGGTAGCTGGATCAACTTTTGACGGTGATGTTAAGAGTTTTTTAGATTCATGTTCACTTTACAAGAAGCTGATAAATGGGTTTGAATTTACTATATCCAGTCTGGTTGACCTCATGCGTGCCATTTTTGACATGTTTGGTTCTAATGCAGGTTTTAACCTGTTTAAGAATGCATATAGTAATTTCCCATCTTTGTATACTATTAGTGATTATTTTGATGAACTTCGTGAAGTTATTCACACTGGTAAGAAAGTTGATACTGAACATTTGGAGAAGTTTAAGATGCATTCTAAGGAATTGCAACGAGTTACTAAGCTGGTAGGCGTTAAGTCAGAAAATGTTGTGTACCAAACGCAAGTTAGAGTTTTAGGCGTTGTTCAATCTACTATCCAGAAAGCCTTATCATGTTTAGGGTTGTATAGCAACAATTTTCGTTGCCGACCACTTCCCGTTACTTTGTTGGGACCATCTGGTATAGGTAAAACGCCTCTTATGCGTCTGATAGCGAATTGTTTGGCTGGGATAGTTTTAGGTGAGGATGTCTTGGAAGATTACCAATTACATCCTGAGAGCTATTGTCATTTCTGGGCAGAGAGTGCTGAGTTTCATGATAATATGCTCCCAAATACTCCTATTCTGTTTTGGGATGATTGGGCACAGACTAAGAAGTCATCAACTCCGGAAACTTGCCCTGGAAGACAATTGGTTCCTATGAACAATAATTCTCCAGAGCCGGTTAATTGTGCGAGTGAGCCTCGGAAGAATACTGTTTTCTTTGAGATGCTGTTGATGATTTTGAGTAGTAACAGAAATGCCATCAATCCTGATGACTTTCATTGTTACGATGTTCATGCTATTATTAACAGGCTTGGTATAATTATTAAGGTTGAAATTAATCCAGAGTTTAGACGCACCACTGGTGCCGATGTTGAGGTCAATTGGGGTTATACTTTAGATAAGTCTAAACTTGACCCTGACAAGCTCAACATTCATGTTTATAATTTTGTTTTGTATGATATACGTACGCGTAGAGATATCCAATCTTTCCAGTGGGATGAGTTTATTCCTTGGTTAGCTAAACGCTATATCGAACATCGTGAAAATGAGATATCTCGAATGAACCAGTTGGCTGCATCTATGCGTGACCCAGAACTTAATCCTATACACGGTATGAGTGTTTCTGATATTAAGGCACATGCTGATCTCGATCTTACTGATCCAAAGTTTGCTCGTTATATGGAGCAAGCTGCGCGAGAGTATAAGGAGAAAGAACTGTACGCCCAGGAGACGTTTGATGCGCTTTCACCTGTATTTCAAGCAAAGTTTGGTTTTAGACCATCTGATCCTCATGATGTCTATTGGTATTTTAGTATTGCAGATGGCATGTTTTGGACTCAGATATATTCAACTGACCCCGGATGGGCATCCTTTATGGATGAGCATATGCGTACTCTCTATTCCTGGATGGATGGTAATATTCAGGAAAAGTATATTAAGACGTTAGTATGGAAAGTTTTCTCTCCCACTGAGATTCCGCATGATGTTAAAGTTCTGTGTTCGTTAGCACGCTTGTATTATATTCGGGCGCGTAATATAACTTATAGACTTGGACTTACATATCTTGACGTATGGAACGCTTTGCGCAAGTTACCGCCTCATGAGGCACTTCACATGGCTGAGAAATCTGTTGTTGACTTGATATATATAGAGTATCGAGAGTCCATGCATTTACTCACTGATACTTATCAGGGCGTTTTTAATTTTACAGGATTTTGGATGAAGCACTTGCTTCTCCAGCTTCCTGCTATAATAACGTCTCTGTATGCTTTTGAGAAAGTTATAGCTCATAGTAATGTCAGATTGCGCAAGACTACACGAGCTCGCAAACCTTTCACTGTCAAGCCTATTACTGTGCAACATGTTGCTGAATCTGCTGAGCCTGATGGCTTTGCTCCTCATAGTGCTATATTGAATAAGATGGCCATGCAGGCAGCTATTTGTATTCATACACATAATGAATATGGTATCTTCTTTGTTGGCCTTGATGGTAAGCTTAAATTTGCACAGAGTCTTTTGTTTTTGGGTGGCCGTAAAGCTGTTACCACTACTCATTTTGCTAAGGCTCTACAGTATATGGTGCGTGCTGAACCCAATTTAGTTGTTAAGCTTTATAGTTATTATGCTAAAACTTTTATTGATGTTCTGGCGCGATATGTTAAGGTTTCACCTGCTGGTTTGATGGATAAGAGCATACTTTTGTTCCATAAACTATCAGGTGTTCATCCTCATAAGTCTATAGTCAAGTATTTGGCAGACGATAGCTTGCGTGTTGAGGAGGGTACTAATTTGTTGTTATCTCTCTCCATTATTGAAGATTCAGATCCCACTAAGTTTACACGTTATGTCAAGGATGTTCCTATCGTTGATATGACGCACAAGGAGTATTGTGGTGAAGTCGGGGATGTATATCGTTACAGAACTATAACCATTAAGTTTGCATCACAGGTAGGTTATTGTGGTGCATTAGCTTTTGTTTCTGACACGAGATATTCTGCTACGTGGCAGGCTATAGGTTTGCTTGCTGCTGGTCATGTCTCAGCTGGTACTGCTATACTCACTCCCATGACGCGTCAATGGGCTGAGACAGCACTTGCCAAAGGTGATGAATGGTCAGGTCCTGTCTTGGATGATCCTTTAGTCATTCAAGATGTTTTTGCATGCAGTGCTCTTCCGCCTAAGTTTCGTGTTGCCTCTACTGGCCCAGTTTGTTCTCAGTCTAATTATACTAAGAAGAAGGAGAATAAATTGTCAGGCTTGTTTGGCGGTGAAGTTCGATGTCCATCCAATCTTACTCCTTTTACAGTTGAAGGTTCTGATGATATTATAGATCCTCCATATATGGCACGAGATAAGTATTGTAGTAGTGTTAATGTTTATAATCCTTTTCTCATGGTTGCTGCTGTTACTATGTACCTTACTACTCTTATGCGCATTCTTTTTAATAATGAGCACCCACCACCTTATGAGCTTACTCCTGAAGAAGCTATTGTTGGCAACGCAGATGTTGAGCCTATTCCTCGTAATACCAGTGTTGGTTATGCGTATCAACTTAAGAAAATCACTAAGGCTATGCTCTTTGGTGTTTCAGAAGTGTATGATATGACCACATCATATTGTGTTGATCTTATATCTAACGTCAAGGTTAATTTGAAGAAGATGGGAGATGGAGTTGTTGTGCGCCATGTGGCCAAAGATTTCTTTAAAGATCAAGTTATTGAAGAGAATAAAGCATTGTCTGGCAAAGCTCGTATGGTATCTGGCGTTGATGTCGAAGATCTTGTTGAGGAAAAGTGTTGCTTTGGTTATGCTGTTGCTAGGATCACAGAAAATCCTATATATTCTGGCACCGCTGTTGGTTTGAATCCATATTCGGAACAATGGCATCAAGCGTATATGACTTTTTCTGTATACCATATTATTGCTGGTGATTTTAAGAACTGGGATGGAATAGTTTTCAACAATATTGCTTACGCCGTCCTAGAAGTTTTGTTTCGTATGATTTATTATAATGCGACTCCTGAACAGCATACTAGAAGATACACTATGCTTGAGGGCATGGCCACTTCTTTGCATGCTGCTTGTTTTGCTATTTTAACCATCATTTATTGGTGGATATCTGGCTTGTCTTCGGGGCGTTTTATAACTCTTGTTGGGAATAGCATGTACAATAATGTTTTGTTGCGTTATGTTTTCTTGATGTGTTATTTAGCTACTCTTGATCTTACGCATCTTGATTACAGCGAAACTATGATATTACCACTCACAGAGCTGGAATCTAAGATACGTGTTATGACTCTTGGAGATGATCACATATTTGGTTTTGATAAGTCTATAGATTACGTTACGCATACCAAATTTGTTGATTATTTTAAGCAACTGGGCATCACCTATACAGATGAGAAAAAGGGTGAAGGTCCCGTTGCGGATGTTCGCACGATGGATGACATATCCTTCGAACAGCGCACTTGGCGTTGGTCGGAGGAACTTCAACGATATGTTGCACCACTGAATTTTGATTCTATTCTCAATGCCATCTATTGGTGTGAGGAAAAAGATCTCAAGCAAGTGTGTCAATCTATGGTTGATGAAATATCATTCCATGGTGAAGAGGTATATAGTGATTATGTGCCCCGTATAGTATCTGCCTTGATTAAATATTATGGCATATATTTAGAGCGTACTGACTGGAAGCAGAGTTTATATTTTATCTCTGCGGCTGAACAGTATATGTGTTAATCGCCTTTCAGGCGTGATTTTTCAGGTTTGTCATATTAAAACCTGCGCGACCGTGTCTCCTATTCGGGGGAGACAACAAGGAACTGTCATTGTGGGACACTATCCACATTATATAAATAAGATGACTAGTACAACTAATAATCAAAATGGCCTTGAGGTATACGGCCCTGGACTCGCATTAAGTGAGTTCTCCTCCTTGGATTCTGACCAGGACTATAACAGAAATTCGCCATATGTATGTCATATGGATGCTCCAGTTTCTACTGAGCAGGCAATTACAACTGAGTTTGTAGATGATGGTGTGCAGGAGCGCACCTTGTTTGGGTCTGTTAGACCCTTTGATACTTATGGATCGAATTTTGAGGATATTAAAGATTTTATGGCTAAACCACATTTGGTTAATCAATGTACTTGGCACACTTCTGACGGTTATAATGCCGCTTTGTGTGCTGAGACTATCGAAGCTTATTTGGGTGGTAATAATATTAGTGGAGCTTCTCCTGTTACTGAGTGGGTCAATAAATTGCAAGGATTTAATTTATGTCGAGGTACAGCTGTTATCAAGATGGTGCTTAACGCTACGCCCTTTCAACAGGGTAAACTTGTGTTAAGTTTCTTTCCTAATTATAGTGAGCGCACACCTTCTGCTATTCCCATGTATTTTGCCGCTCTTGCGCAGCATGTTCAGAAGCCCAATGTTATATTAGATTGTAGGGAGTCTTCAGCTACGCTTGAGATACCTTATGTTAATTCATATAATTTCTTCAGTCTTATAGATAAGTTGTATGGTTGGGGGTCTTATAGTGTTAATGTATTATCCCCACTTTCTGCAGGGGCTTCGGCACCTACTACTGCTGATATTTCTATCTATTTGTCGTTTAAAGACTTTGAACTCGCTGCCCCAATTTGTGCGCAATCTAACCGTGTTGTTAAGTCTGTAGTTTCTAAGGAAGCCGAGGTTATTCCTACTGGTGGTCCTGTATCGACTGCGTTGAGATCTGTTAAGTTGGCGTCTGATGCTTTGAGTACTATACCTTCTTTATCTGCCATAACCAAGAAAGTTTCTTGGGCAGCAGATATATCAGCTGGTGTAGCTTCTTGGTTTGGTTTTTCCAAGCCTACAGAGAACACCGTGCCTACTTATGTTGTTCATAAGCATAATAGGTATCAATCTGTTTCGGATGGTATTGATACCTCTGTTAATCTCACGTTACGATCTGATAATGCTCTGGCCGGTACTGATGAGGCAACATGTCGGGACTTGGATGAGATGTCGTTCGAGTTTCTCAAGAAGATACCGTTTTATGGTGTTCCTAACAATCAGGCGCAGCAAACTATACAGTGGGCTGCTTCTACTGCCACTAATGTTTCTTTGTTTGCCTCCGGTCACCCTTGTAAAGTTGGACCGAGCTATATGCAGTCTCAATTTACTCAGACATCTGGCACTCATGTTGCTACTTATAATATAGGTGCACCTGTGTATTATTTGTCTCAATTCTTTAAGAGTTGGAGAGGCTCATTTAAGGTTAAGCTTATGTTTGTTAAGACCCAGTTTCATACTGGACGTTTACAAATCACCTTCACTCCGACCACAAATACCGGTGCAACACTTCCAGATACGAGTACTTCTATGCTCTCTTTAAGAGAGATAGTTGATATACGTTTTTGTGATGAGGTTGAGCTCACTTTACCTTATCTCATACAGCAGCATTATCTTCAAACTGATACTGTGTCCAGTGGTGCTAAGAATTTCAGTGGATTCTTCGATATAAGAGTTCTTAATGAATTGCGTGCACCAGAAACTTGTGCTCAATCCATTGATGTTGTTATGTTCTGGACTGCTGGTGATGATTTTGAGTATAATAACATTGTTAATACTGGTTTGTACATGCCTGTTTATCAGTCACATGCTACTCCTCTGCTATCTTCTGTTATTGGTGATGCTTTTGTTCCACCTATCACCACTAAGCATGCAGAACTCACTCATGGTGAGATGTTTCGAGATATTAAGCAAATATTGATGTGTTATCATCCCATTCAGCGTACTAATGTGCCTTCTGGTGGCTATTATACCATTTATCCCTGGTTTATTGCCACCACTGGTTCTAATGCTACTGGTGCTTTGCGTGGTACCAATGGTGGTGATCCATTTAATAATCTTGCAGCCATGTATGGCTTTTATAGAGGTTCTATGAGAGTTGCCGTTACTTCTACTACTACCACAGTTGGTGCCGTACTCCAGGATGCTTCACAGTATCCTGGTACCACGGTGCCTGTGGATAGTGGTGTTTTAAGCTACCAACCTCCTGGTGTTCCTAATATTTCTGGTCAAACTGTCAATAATTCTACCTTTTATGTAGATGATGTTTCTCAGAATTATAGATCTTATAATGTTCCTTATATGGGTATAAATAAGGCTTCTTTTACTCGACCTGATTACACGGGTCTTCAAGCTAATTATATTCTGTATGATAGTGCTCCTGCTCGGGTCACTGCTGCATCATCGTCTATCCCAACCATTTTACGAGCTACTGGTGATGATTTTCAATTGTCATACTTCATCTGTTGCCCGCCACTTTTATTGGCTATTTCTTAGTCATCTTTTAGACGTTTACACACGTCCGCTATTTTATTGTGTAAATTATGTTTCCTAGTCAGATTCATTCTTATTATTTTGACTGTACCTATGATGTTGGTTAAATATCAATTATAAATAACCAAGAAAGAAGTTTCAATCATAATTTATTATGAGGAATTTTATTCTTCCTTGAAGGAAATCCTGTCGTTACGTTACTTAAGCGTATCACAGCACTACGTGGCCTTCAAGGGTCGCGCGCTGCTGTGTAAAGTCTCTTTTGTATAGACAGGCGTGTTAACCGCGTAGAATGTTGTCCATCAAATTTATTTGGTGGCCACATAGTTTAAGAGCAAA